CTTGGCCTTTGCTTTTCAGCCTTAGCCCTTGCGTACTTTGATTGTCTCTATATCTAATTTCAGACTGTAAGCCCTTAACTTAGGGGCTTATGGCCTGCAATTCGCAGGGTTTTCTATCAATAGGAGTTAACACATGAAAACACTCGCAAACATTCTCACCCACGAATCATTGCCTAAAAGGTTCGAGCGTCAATATTCAGACAATCCCACAATTTCGGCACAAAAGAACCTAGAGGGGCGCACACATTATGTAGACCCTCAAACCCTTAAATATCACGGCTCACGGGTTTTATCGGCTCTCCTAGTATCAGACGGGGCATTTTTTAAGATTATCGAGACAGTTAGCATTGATTATCAACACACAAAACGGGGTTATCGTGCCGTTGTGTTTGACCTTTTTGGCACTACTATTTATTGCCCAAAACTAGAAGAAACCCACACAAACAGAGAAAAGGCAGACAAAGCGTTCTATGCGTTTTTTGATACTTTTGACGAAATTGGGCATTATCAGCAAGCCCTTGCCAACAAAATCACCCGATTAAATAAAGAGGCGCAAAACCTTTCCGACATTCTCAAAGAACTAGGGCAGAAAGAAGAGGTGGGCGCATGAAAGATGCATACGAATTAGACCTAATTAGGCAGTTTGTGCGTGGCTTGATTGATGGCATAAAAGACACTCACAAACCCGAAGAGGTAGATTTTTATCTAGCGGACTATTGGAACGCATGGGATGAGACTCTAGATATAAATATCTGGATTGACGAATCAGACCCACAAAAATACATAACAACACTCTATCGAGTAGTTGACGGGGTGCGTGACGATGAAACCTTCCAGAGGCTTGATTATTTATGATTTACGCAACCCTTGCGCTAATCCTTCAAATTATCCTAAAAAGAAAATAAGTTAGTTAGCACTCACTTAATACCGCCTTCGGGCGGTTTTATTTTGCCTATTTTTAAGCCCTTAAAGCCATTGGGTGTCTCTCTATGTATGCCGACAATAAAATAATCGCTTGTAGGGGCTTTAAATCGCTTTTAATTGCTACTCATTGGGGTGTTGGTCTGTCGTTGAAACTGTAACTAATCCGATATGTCGTAAATCCATCTCAGTATTAAGCCCTAAATTGTAAAAATGTGCTCCCCACATGATACAAATTCTTGCGCCCTCCGCATAACTGCCCTTGCCGATTGTTTTCAGAATATGACGTTCTGATTCTGTCAGTTTAAATAAATGCCCATGCAAATCGTCATACTTTGGCCTATTTGGTATCGGCTTTGGCATCTCTGAAACCCATTATTTGCTGTCTCCAATAATCCCCGATAAGTAGGGCTTCTGCTAGGTTGTTATCCTTCTTTCGCTTTAGAGGTGCTTCAGGCCAGAACATACGGGCTATGTCTAGCGAATCGTCTTTATCGTGAATATGATAAAAACCCTTCCACACTTGAGGGCGCACCATGTGGCATGGATAGGCCGTTAATTCACAAATGGCGGTTATTGCACCGACTGCCCTAGCAAATGTCCACATTGCGGAGGCTGATTGACCTGGGCGACTGTATAGCATTTCTATTGCTATCTCTGCCCCTTCCTTAGGGTCAATAGCCCTTAGAAGTGCGTTTTTCAGCACCATTGCTCTAATGTGCTTGTCTTGGTGTTCAATCATGAAGCACTCAAGGTAATTACCCTGAGAATCAAGAACACCTACTGCGCCTGTGGCTGACGCTGGATCACAACCGATGAATACTGTCATTTCCAGAACCTTTTGAGCAAGTCTGTCGCAAAGTGCTTTTGATACTCTGTCTGCTTTGGCTCTGTCAATTTACGGGGCTTTTGTGGCAATACACCTGCGAATATTTCCTCTTTTGTCCTGAATAACTTGAAGCACATATTGCACATTCTCCTTCGATAGGTGAATTCCTCATGTTGGATTGTCTCTGTAATCCTGTTTTTGTCTGATTGACACTTAGGGCATTTCATTCTTTAACTCCTTTATTTTGTTCGCTATCGAGATACCTAGAGTAGGAAAATCCTTCTTTAGTTCCTGTGTTCTCCATCGGGCTTGCTCTATCGTCTTGGGGTTCATCGCCATTAGTGCGTAATGGGTTATGAGGTAGGTCAGGAATGTCTCCTGTCCGTTGTAGGGCTTGAGTTGCGATAGCCAAGGGCATTGGGTAGCCTTCTCTGATTCTGTCAAGGATTCTGTTTGCATGGTCTAGCGTCATTTTTTAGTCAACCTCGCAATGTAATCCCTTACAAAACTAGGCATTGGGGCGACATTCTTTGTGTCTTCCTCTATCTTTGCTAGTGCGGGGTCTTTGAAGTTTACATTGACATTGACAGTCATATCAGGGATTTCAGCCCCATCCCAACGCATTTGGTTGATATAGACCAAAGGAGATGGAATAAACGCACCTTCGCCCTTTTTCCATTGCTCGGTAGTCTTCATCCATTCCACGTGCTTAATGATTTGGTCAGCCTGTAAATCTAGTTTTAACTTGATCCATTTGGCTTGACAGGTGGCTTTTCCACCTTTTCGGGTGCTTTTAGGCCATGCTAACCAGAACATTTCAAACATCGTCATACCATCCATTTGTTCAAACATTGTTGAAAGTGATTTCTTGAGATTCATACGTTTTCCTTTCGGGCATAGTTTCTCCAAGGGTGCGCCATTTTTCTGTAATCAATCTGGTTTTTATTGCCTTTAGCCTTATTGCATCTACAACATAAAACCTGCAAATTATTGAAATCTAACGCTAACTCGGGATTGGTTTTTCTTGGTTTTATATGGTCAACATGGGTCATTTTTGGGTTTTTCGGTGTTGAACCACATTTCATGCACTTTCTTCCATAAGTCTCAATAACAGCCCTCCTTATTGTTTTCCAGTCATTGCTTAACAGAAAAGACTTTCCTTGCTTCCTAAGCCTATCTGCTATCTCATTTGCATCTTTCCCGTACTTCATCTAAGTAGCCTTTTGGTGAGTGTTGGAACAAAGCATAGCCTTACCGCATCAAAATGAGGGTTCGCTTTTGCTTTGGATGTAGCCTTTCGGAGCCGTGTCATCACATCGCATTGAACAGACTTAAATGGCTTAGAGGCGCATGAAGCGAAACTCTTACCACTACCACCGAGTTCTATTCTTAGCCCACTCTCCCTGCTCTGGTTTGCTCGTGTTACAGGGTATCTCATGCCTAACCACCGACGTACCGCATTAGGCTGTCCAAAAGCAAAAACCCCGCAAGATGCTCTGTGGTCTTGGCTCTTGGCATGAGCAACAACTAGACGATTGAACTGGTCAAAAGGCTCGTCATGCTGTACGACAAGACCACACAGAAACCTGCGGGGTTTAATAACCAGTTCATCGCCTAGATGCCACTCTAGACGGGTTGGATTATACACAGATTTTTGGAAAAACTAAATTATCCCCAAATTTACTAGGGTATTTAAGGAAATCATAAGCACCATGCCTTATGCAAGACTTCTTCAAGTCAGCCCCGTCATAGAGTTCTGTGGTTGTACCTGCGGAAATTTTTGTCTTAACTGGTTTAACTGACATCCTTTTTTCTTCCAGTTTGGCAACCCCAAATCCTGTGATGTGATAGTAATCTCCTATCAAAACCGCATATCCATAGTTTTCTATGTCATTAAGATATTTGGCATAGTGGTGGCCTTGATTGCCTACGCCTTGGCTTGCATGGGTGAAATCCTTGAGCGAAGAGGATGAGTGTTCTAGCCGTTTTAGTATGGTCATGTGACCAAGTTTAAGTTCCATGTCAGTCCTTATATGATTATTGACAAGCAATACTAACCTTAAAAATAGTTTGTCAATATAGGGTTTATCCTAGTTCACAGAACTTTTTTAATCCTTGACAATCCTCTTACCAACTTAAAAAGGAGTTAACAATGTCGGTAAAACCTAAAGATTTTCAGCATGAGATTTGTGTCTACTTGGAGGGCATTGGCGAGTGCTTAGTATGCTTTGACATACTGACACCTGGCGATGAACTTGATGCTGACCACAGCGATGACTACGAGATTGACTTTGCCGTGTTTGACGAGCAAGACAAGCACATTACATACGACTTGGAACGTAAGCACTACAACAGATGTGAGAACAAAGCATACGAAGAGATGCTAGACATTACAAGCCAATGGAAACAGGAGTGGGAGGCCGTATGAAAGAAGATGCCATCCTAAAACTAGCAGAACTAATAGCGGAAGAAGAACGAAAAAGGTATATGCAACTGTTTCTTGATCCTGAAAATCAACCTACACAATTTGGTACTGCTACTCAGGAATATAGAACACAAGAAATTCAAGAGATTCGATCACTTCTAAAAGAGTTGGCACACATTGTTAGGACTAAACATCTGTATGGCCCTGAAATGAAAAAACTTCTTGAAAGAGAAGAAGAACTTATGAGAAAAGAAGATGCAATTAGATCAATCCTTGGAGCAAAATTATGATGCTTAAAGACATTGGCTTCATGTTGTTAGGCGCTGTTTTGCCGTTGCTGGTCTACATCTTGGTTTCATGGATAGACTACTTCATTTACAAATACAAAAAGGAAAATAATGACTAAAACAGAGATGGTTCAGCACTTAAGAATGGCGGCTTGTGAAGAACAAGTCATCAATGGAATGTCTAATGCTTTTGACCTTGGTGCTGAACATGAGAGGGATGTAGTCTGTTCTTTGATCTTCAACATGGTCAAGGATATTAGACTAGCCCAAAACATTGTTGACACTATCAGGGTGAGAGAATGAACGACAAACTTGACCAAGCATTTGATGAACTAGAGTTTGATGTGACTAACCAGATTAGAAATAGCACATACCTTGCTGAACAACGCAAAGTTGCTACTGGTGTTACTGATGGAACTATCGAACGAGCATTGGTCAGGGATTTGACAGAGAATCTACGCACATTGCAAACAAGTAATGACCCATTACTATTGCGTAATGATGTGTTAGAAGAGGTGGCTAGAGAGTTGGCTAAGTTACCCTTTGGTGATACAGCCGCTAGTTATGCCGCATTTGTGAGAGCGATGAAGAGTTAACATTTTTTAAGATAGGAGTTAATATGGATAGACCAGTTGTGGGCATCACAGCCCCATACAGAAAGAGCGACTACACATATAAGGATATGCTGTTAGATCGCATCAAAGACCTTGAAGCATTGGTTGCCAAACTAGAGCAACGCATCAAGAAACTGGAGGCCAAATGACACAAGATGAAATCATTGAGATGGCTAGACAGGCCGAAATACTTGAAAAAGGCGATGAGTGGGTTTTTGATATGTCTAATGCACTTGCATTAACTGTGAATCAAAAGCAACTTGAAGCCTTTGCCAAACTTGTTGCAGAGAAAGAGCGTGAGGCGTGTGCAAAGTTGTGTGAAGATTCAAATACATGGGATTTGTATGACCCTAATGGATTTGCCGCAAACCTAATCAGAACAAGGAAATAAGCATGAAAATGAAAGACGAACTACAAGTAATCTATGAAGATCAAGCAGATATTTACTATTGTTGCTACTGCTTAGAGCCACAAGGTGAGAAAGTTACTTGTTGCTTTGAAAACCACTTTGTAGAGTTCAAATACTTGTTTCCCAATGACCAACAACAGATAGCACAGGAGATTCTCAATGGATGAATTCAATCCCACGACAAGATGTTTCAGCAGAACATTACAAGAAGCCTACCCAAAAGACTATGTGAACGAAAACCTTTTTGAAGGCCCTTATTACAGCGCACCAAACATTCACGATGTCTGGGTTTTATTTGGACTAATAACTGTTATCAGCATGGTTTCAGTTGCACTTTGGAGATACTTTTGAACGACTACTCAACCATCCTAATGAGGATAGAACAATCGGTGAAAACCCTAGATAAGAAATGCTTGAACAAGAAGTATGATGGGTTCATCCAAGACATAAGCGCAATACAGAATGATCTGGTTATGCTCAGTCATTGGATAGGTGAACAACAAGTTAAACAGAGTCAACAAAATAGGAGTTAAGAATGAATAGTGAACAAGTGTTAGCAATGCTTAAGACTAACGTCAACGAGCATACAGAGAAGAAAAATGGTCTTACATACCTATCATGGGCATGGGCTTGGGCAGAGGCTTTAAAGGCTGATCCTGAAGCAACTTTCAAGATAGAGATGTTTGGCGATAAGTGTTACATGGAAATCAATGGCACAGCGATGGTTTTCGTAACAGTAACATTGTTTGGCAAACCAATGATGTGTCAATTGCCTGTGATGGATAGTTATAACAAGTCAATTACTATTGAAGGTGTTACAACAATCAACAAATACGGCAAAGAAATCACCACCAAACTTGATAGTTTCAATGTCAATACCGCCATCATGCGCTGTATGACTAAAGCATTGGCGTTGCATGGACTCGGAATGTACATATATTCTGGAGAGGATTTGCCCCTTGGTGAAAACGAGAATGATGAAGGCACTCCTGATGAAGGACGGATGCTTGACTACATTGCGGCTATTGAAGCCACGACAAGCCTTGACCAACTCAAAGACATTTACATCGAGGCATTTGCGGCTACTGATGGAAACAAGGCATGGCAGACCAAGATGATTGCCGCCAAGGATGCAAAGAAGAAGGAGTTGAAATGAGTGAAGAAATCGTACAAGGCACAGATGCCTGGAAGATGTTGCGTTTAGGAAAAGTTACTGCTAGTCGGGTAAAAGACATTATTGCCACCACCAAGTCTGGTTATGCAACAAGCAGAGATAAATACATGACGCAACTATTGTTGGAAAGAATTACCAATACAGTTGCTGATTCATATATCAATGAAGCAATGACTTGGGGAACGGAGCAAGAACCTTTTGCCAGAGCAAAATACGAGGGATATGCAAGCACCCTTGTTGAGCAGGTTGCGTTTATAGATCATCCAACAATCCCTATGTCTGGTGCTAGCCCTGATGGGTTGGTGATGGACGATGGTTTAGTTGAACTCAAAGCGCCCATGAGCCACACACATTTGGAAAGCATACTAGGTGGTATTGATGACCAATATATGCCCCAAGTTCAATGGCAGATGGCGGTAACAGGGCGCAGTTACACAGACCTATGCTCCTATGATCCAAGGTTTCCAGAGCATTTGCAATTAGTTGTTAAGCGAATAAATCGTGATGATGACTACATTGCAAAGTTGGAAAAAGAGGTTGTCAAGTTCTTGGCTGAACTAGATGACAAAGTTAACAAAGTAAATAAGATAGAGGTTTAATATGGAAAAACGTGATAACAGCGGCGTACTTTTTGCAAATGATAAAAAAGACAACGAGAAAGCACCTAATTACAAAGGTAACATGATGGTAGATGGTCAGGAATATTGGCTATCAGCATGGGTTAAAGAAGGAAAAAATGGCAAGTTTCTTGGTTTGGCAGTATCTCCACGGGATGCACAGCCACCAGTAACTAAGCCTATTCCTAAAAACTTGGATGACGATCTAATCCCATTCTGATGTCAAAGGGGAAAGCGTAAGTGAGTACCCACTAACTTAATTAACAGGAGTTCATAAATGAGTTTATTAGACAAAACATGGTTCGGTGGTGAAGTAGAGAAGTTCTTTGGTTCACCAGCATTTAAGTTGGCAAGGAAAGATTCGCCACCCACAAGCAAACAAGCGGCATTGTTGGTCAACACCACAAGCCTAGAGCAATTGGTCTACGAGACTATTGCCACATTCCCTGATGGCTGTATTCAAGATGAAGTCTTGGCAAGACTGCCAGGCAAACCCTACTCCAGCGTCACAGCAAGATTTAAAGGATTGCTAGAAAAAGGATATATTGAGGATACGGGTCTGACACGGGCAGGTATGTCAGGCAAACAACAACGAGTCTTAAAGGTCAAAGTATGACCGATGCACATAAATTCGCCAATCAATTGTTGCTTGAAAGAAATACCCTTGGTCTAAATCAGCAAGAAGTTGCAGACGCAATATCTATATCTCAACAAGCAGTAGCACGATGGGAAACAGGCGCATCTTATCCAAGAATGGGTGTATTAAATAGGCTTTGCACTTTTTTTGAACACAAGTATTTAGAGATTGGAAATGAATCACATTTAAGGAATTGCTCATCTCATATTCCAAATGTACATTTAAATCAAAATAGTTTGTCTCATTGGTTACGTTATGCAAGAAAACGCAAGAATCTTAGGCAAGAAGACGTTGCGGAAAAACTTGGAATACTTAGATCAACAGTAGCCCATTGGGAAACAGGAAGAACAAAGCCAAGTGAGGAAGCACTTGCAGACTTTGAAAACCTTGTTGAATTAACATACGAGGGAGACATTCAGAGCAGTAATTCTTCTCTTAAGTTGCTAACTAACTCTGACATTGATGCAATTTTGATTTGTTCAAGATTACAAAAAACATCAACATATGAACTTATTTTGTTGGTTCAATCTTTTTTAAAGGAAAAAAACGCATGAGTGAAGTATTTATATTCATAGCAGGCATGATTGCTCCTGCCTTCCTGAGTGCCGTATTTACGCTATTCAAGTGCTTGGAGGACGTAATCAGAGGCAAGATCAAATGATGGAGAGCCTGCTTACCCTAATCGTCTTGCTGATTCTTGGGGCAATCATAGGAATAGGAGTTTTACTCGCTGTCCTATGGTTTAGCCAAGAAAAGTAATCAACTCAAGACCGCTAAAGCCTGTTGAACGTGCTTTATGCGGTCATCTAACCCAATAGTGCCACCATTGATAATCTTGGTTACTTTAGTGTAGTCAAGGGCATCCGCTGGAGCATTACAGTTGTGGGTAGCCCAAAACCATCCCCCACTAAGAGCGGCATACTTTGGAGTAGCAACCAAATCAGGGTTAGCAACAAAATCCACACCCAATGCTTTGCCTGCATGGAAGTAATTAGCGTGACCAGTAAGTTGAATACAGCCACGCCCACGAAAACGATACCCATCGCCACTAGACTCATCCCTGTTGCCCATACGACTGGCATAGACCATGTTGGCGATCTTCTTTGGATTCCTGTCATACGCATTGGCAATCTCCTGTGTGGGGAAGCGTTTAGGCCATAACTTCATTAGCGTTGCCGCCTTGTAATTCAAGTTTTCCTCAAGGATACGGAAATTCCCACATTCATGGCTACATTGACCAATAAACATAGCCTTCTGGTTGTTTGTAGTCAGGTTAAACCTAGAGAATGTCTCATTTAGGGCATCCACCCAGTCAGCACCAATATGCAGTTTTGCTAGTTGGTCAGCGTTTAACATTCACAGCCTCCATTACTTTGTTGTAGTTGTCGATGCAGGCGTTGAGTTGGTTGATTGCTTTGTCTCCGTCTGCGGCGATTTGAGCAATAAGTCTGAGAGTCTCTGTGTCAGATTCGCTTCCCGCTTGACTGCTACTTCCGCTGGCAGGGGTGGCACTTGAACTGGTTTGTACGCAACTTGAGGACGGGAAGCGCACCCTACCAGCACGAATAGCACGATCAAGACTAGACTGTTTTTCAGTAATGGCATTATTGGCCTCCATCAATTTAGTTG